CATCTCGGATCAAAGGGTTTGAAGGTCGCTGGAATCTGTTTCCAGAATTCAGCGCCAAAAGCCAAATAATCCGCAAAGTTGACACTGGTCTTCATCGGTGAAGTAACAGATGCCAGGTTGACAGCACCTCTGAAAGACAACACTCGGTATAACCCGAATAGAGTCAGCCAGAAGCGAGCCACCCGGGCATCTCCCTTTCGGAGCATCTTTCGATGCGCGATCGGGATCACACGAGGAAGTCCCGTTCCAGTACGCGCGATCCGAGGACCACACGGAGTCATATCGACCTTAGGTTCCCGCCCAAGTCCCTTCATCAGGGAAATGGACAGAGACTTCAGATTGATTACGACACCACGTGATCCTTGTTTCACGTAAATGGCCCGAACATAGCGAGCGAACCGTACAGACGCCAAGACTCACGACCGAGACAATCTCCCTAGCACTACCCTCCCCACCTTTCTTAGGAGTGGTGAGAGTAGGGCCTTGCTGGATTTTAGACCAGCTTGCCAAGCTAGTTGAACTCCTAACTGACGAGCCAACGATTTTAACAAGGTTCTCGTAAAAGAGCTTTGATTAAACATCGAAAGTAAGTCAAGAAGGAATCCCCTTAGCGCTTCCGTTTCCATCCCTTTAACAGGACGGGCGGCAGGCACCCCTCGGGGGATAGCGAGATTAATCGCGTGTGGTTACATGTCCTTACTCAGAACGCCATTAGGCGAGAGTCAAAGAAGGACCTGTAGTCTAGGCTGGTGTGAGGCTACGCTTTTCAGCGTCGGACCCCACACCACCCTGAGCTCTAAGCTCAGCCGGTTTAGCGTCGATCACAGATCCTTCCCGTCGTCCCAACCGGACCCCGGAAAGAGTATGTATCGCGCCAACTCAAAGGGCAGCACAAGGCCTAAACCTTATACCAGACTTCAAATCGTTGCAACACTCCTCTCTCCTATTTCCCTATGGTCGTAAGGAGCCGAACGTGCGGCCACTACTACCAAGTAGTGCCCACTGTAAGTTCCAATCCGACCGCCAGTTTCCTGGCCATGGGACCCCATACTTATTTAAGAGTACGGGCGGAGCTATCTTCCAGTAACGGAAGAGGGAGTCGTGTCCTCTCTCAGTAGACCTTGATAATATCGAGGTTTGCCGTGAGATTCTATTCAGATGCAGGGGGTTAGACCCACAATCCGAACAGTCCGAAAGGGCTGCTCCGGAGCTGCTATTTCT